TTTTAAAGATGTTATGTGAAAAGTATGATTGTCAATTTAGGCATGGTCCGATGTGGCCTGATTGCCCAGATAATTTAACAGATTTTGGAATGGACGATAATTGGGGTAATGGTGCTAGAGATAACATGCATCCAGATAAAGAGTTTCATAAAGATTTTGCCCAACAAGTTCTTAATCACTGGGTAGAAAATTTTTAAGTTAATCTGCTAAATAATATATTCGTCGCAATAATGCGATTTATGCAGTAACCACTGCGTAGCGGCCAGAACCCGCATAGGACTTCTAATTAAAGGAGAAATCAAATGGGAAGACCAGTCAAAGGCGTCAGATTCGGCGCAACCGGAGCAGCCACAGCAACAATTCCAGTACGTGCAGATATAGGCGGAACTGATTTTGAAGGATTTATTGTCAGACAAGTTGGATCACGTAGATATCGTGTATCAAATGATGGTGGAAGTGTTGTAGGTAATGCTACATTAGTTGATAAGGCTACAGGACATGCCGCAGGGGAATGCTCTATAGTTGGATTTGTTAATGGGTCAGCAACAACATGTGCTAAACTCACTAACAGAGTATTCACTGATTTCAGCGATAATAAGTACACTTATACAATGGCTGATGACTCAGCAGAATCATTGTTGATATTAACCGCTATATAATTATTGATATAAAATAAACTTCGGATGGAATCCCCTTATTAAATATAATGAGGGGATTTTTTATTACCCGATAATAATTTATTATGACAACAACAACAGCTTTTGTATTAGGAAATGGTAGGAGTAGGCTTACCATGAGCATTTCACTAGATGAATTAAAAACGTATGGACCGATATATGCATGTAATGCCATACATCGAGAATTTAAACCTGATGTATTAATTGCTACAGATAAAAAGATGTGCCAAGAGATTGAAGCAACTGGTTATCCAATGACTCATGAATTTTGGACTAGAAGACCAGCACCAGAAAAAGGTGGCAGACGTTTAGAAAAACCATATTATGGAATGAGTTCAGGACCAGCGGCGGCTTCTAGAGCCGCGTTACGTGGGTTTAATAATATATATTTGATTGGTTTTGATTTTGGAAGTCCAAATCAATTTGTAAATAATATCTACGCCGGAACAGAACATTATAAAGGATTACAGGATAAAGCAACATATTATGGTAATTGGGAAAATCAAATGAAACAAGTTATTGAAAAACACCCTAAGTCACAATTTTATAGAATAATGGGGGTAGAATCCACAGCCATTGATTTTGGCAATATAAATATTATACATCAAGACCTAGACATTTTTATAAACCAGACCCTTCTAAGCATAAAACCACGCTAAATATATTCTAATCAAGGAAGATTAGTGTATAAATGGGTTATTTTAACTGGGGATTAACAGAAAGACAAAGTAAGACTGTAAAAAGTATAGTTGTTTGGTTTTGGGCAATTATTACATGGGCTATTCTTATTTCATTAATTTATTTTGTAGCAACTTTGGTAATTCTTCCAGCACTTGATATTTACTAAACACACGGTCACTATTAGGATAAATATGCTATAATAGGAATATATCATGAGCGAAAATAAAAGATTTAATGGTGATTATAACATAGAATCAACACTCGGCGCTTCTACCGGTAGCGTTAATATAGTGAACACTCCCTTAACTTTGGCGAGCTTTACTACTGCAGAAAGAGATGCCCTAACTGCAAGTAATGGTATGCTTATCTATAATAGCACACTTGATAAGGTCCAGGCTAGAGAAGCCGGATCGTGGGTTAGTTTAACCTAAAAGTATTAATTTAACGAACACGATAAATATAACTAGCATATTAAATTTAATGCTAGTTCCATGTAGGTTCGTGGAACATTAACAAATAATATAACAATAACATGAACGTTAACTAAGGTTAGAACTAAATAAAAATCATGCGAGCTAAAGAATTTACTATTAACATTCCAATTAATATCAAAATGTCTAGTGATGGAGATTTTGAAGTAGATACAGGCGAGCAAGATCCCGATGTAAAAACAGCAGAACATGAACGCAATCCAGATCAAGCGATTATGGTCCCGCCAGGTCAACAAGAATTAGAATTGTCAAAATCGGATCAAGGAAAAGATTCAGAAATAATTCAACAATTAACATATGATGAAGTTGATGATCCTGAAGAAGAAGGGTAACTAACCAAAAGTCTAACAGCTATTTTAATTAGGAGCAAGCATGGCTGTTTATAAGATCGTTGCTAGCCGCGTCAATAATATAGATGCGGAAGATTTTGTTGGCAACTGGAATAAATTATTCTTTGATAATCAAGGTACTTTATACCGATCTGACGGTTCCACTCCAGGTGGCTTCCGTATAACACCTTACTCATTTAAAACTATAACAGTTTCTGGACAATCAGATGTTGTAGCTGATTCTTCCTCTGACACATTAACCATGGTTGCTGGTGATAATATAACACTTACAACTAGTGGAGATACAGTTACTATCAATTCTTCCGCCTCAGGTTCTGGTAGCGGAGACATTGAATCAGTTGTTGCTGGTGCTGGCTTAACTGGTGGTGCTACTTCTGGTGATGCAACTTTAAATGTTATTGGTGGCACAGGTATTACTGCTAATGCAAATGATATAGCCATTGATTCAACAGTAACAACTCTTACAGGTTCACAGACTCTTACAAATAAAACTCTTACAAGTCCTGTTATTAATACAGGAGTATCTGGAACGGCTATATTAGATGAAGATAGTCTGTCATCTAACTCAGCAACTCAATTAGCAACACAACAATCAATTAAAGCATACGTTGATGCTAATGCAGGTGGTGTAACCTTAACAGGAACGCAAACACTTACAAATAAAACATTAACAGCACCAGTATTATCAGGCTCGGCTTCTGCGGCTGGTAGCATTTTATTTAAAGAAGATACAGATAACGGCACTAATGCTGTTACATTAATTGGCCCAGCCTCAACAGCAGATGTAACTATAACTTTACCAGCCTCAGCAGATACACTTGTTGGTAAAGCAACAACAGATACATTAACTAATAAAACTATAGCAAGCCCTACAATGACTGGTTCGCTTACTGTTGGTAGTGCAGTTATTAGTGAAGCAGACCTAGAACAAATAGATGATTTAACGGCTGGTACAGCAGTAGCAAGTAAAGCCCTTGTAGTTGACAGTAATAAAGATATTGGTACTATTAGAAACTTAACAATAGATGGTACATTTAGTGACGGCAATTATACATTTGATACAAGTGGTAATGTTACTGGCTTAGGAACAATAGGGTCTGGAGCAATTACTTCAACAGGTGTTGTAACAGGAACGGGCTTTACCATTGGTAGTGCAGTTATTAGTGAAGCTGATCTTGAACAAATAGATGATTTAACTGCTGGTACTATAGTTGCAAGTAAAGCAGTAGTAGTTGACAGTAATAAAGATATTACCAGCTTCAGAAATTTAACTGCTAGTGGAACAGTAACATTTGGTAGTTTAGCAGATGGATCAATAACAGCAACAGCCTTTGTAGATGAAGATGATATGTCATCTAACTCAGCAACGTTAATTCCAACCCAACAATCAGTAAAAGCATACGTTGATGCACAAACACATGAAGCAGGAGATATCACATCAGTTGTTGCTGGCACTGGCTTAACTGGTGGAGCAACTTCTGGAGCCGCAACTGTAAATGTTATTGGTGGCACAGGTATTACTGCTAATGCAGATGATATAGCTATCGATTCGACTGTTACAACTTTAACTGGTTCGCAAACACTTACAAATAAAATATTAACAGCACCAGTACTTTCTGGTTCAGCCTCTGCCGCTGGTAGTATTCTATTTAAAGAAGATACAGATAATGGCAGTAATGCAGTAACATTAATAGGACCAGCATCAACAGCAGACGTTACAGTTACTTTACCAGCCGCAACAGATACGCTTGTTGGTAAAGCAACAACAGATACATTAACTAATAAAACTATAGCAAGCCCTACAATGACTGGTTCGCTTACTGTTGGTAGTGCAGTTATTAGTGAAGCAGACCTAGAACAAATAGATGATTTAACTGCTGGAACAGTAGTAGCAAGTAAAGCAGTAGTTGTTGATAGTAATAAAGATGTAGGCACTATTAGAAATTTAACTATTGATGGTACTTTTAGTGACGGAAATTACACATTTGATACAAGTGGTAATGTTACTGGTTTAGGAACAATAGGTTCAGGTGCAATTACCTCGTCAGGTGTTGTAACAGGAACAGGCTTTACCATTGGTAGTGCAGTTATTAATGAAGCAGAGCTAGAAACAATAGATGGTATTACCGCTGGTACTGTAGTAGCAAGTAAAGCAGTAATAGTTGATTCAAATAAAGATATTGGTACTTTTAGAAATGTAACAATAGATGGTACATTTAGTGATGGAAATTATACATTTGATACAAGTGGTAACGTAAGTGGTTTAGGAACAGTAGGCTCAGGAGCAATTACATCATCAGGTAATATTACATCTGGTGGCTCATTTATTATAGGTAGTGCGAGCATTACTGAAGCAGAACTTGAAACAATAGATGGAGTTACAGCAGGTACAGTAGCCGCGAGTAAAGCGGTAGTAGTTGATAGCAATAAAGATGCCGCTAGTTTTAGAAACATAACTGCATCAGGTACCGTTAATTTTGGCAGTTTAGCAGATGGATCAATAACTGTAACTGCCTTTGTAGATGAAGATGATTTGTCATCTGATTCAGCAACTTTAATCCCAACTCAACAATCAGTAAAAGCATACGTTGATGCACAAACTTCAGCAGGAGATATTACTTCAGTTGTTGCTGGTGCCGGACTAACTGGCGGTGCTACTTCTGGTGCGGCAACGGTAGATGTTGTAGGTGGTACAGGTATTACTGCTAATGCAAATGATATAGCAATAGATTCAACTGTTACTACTTTAACAGGTTCGCAAACATTAACTAATAAAACATTAACAGCACCAGTGTTATCAGGATCAGCTTCAGCGGCCGGCAGTATTTTATTTAAAGAAGATACAGACAATGGCAGTAATGCAGTAACATTAATAGGACCAGCCGCAACAGCAGACGTTACAATTACTTTACCAGCATCAGCAGATACACTTGTTGGTAAAGCCACCACAGATACATTAACTAATAAAACCATAGCAAGCCCTACAATGACTGGTTCGTTAACAGTTGGTAGTGCAGTTATTAGTGAAGCCGACTTAGAACAAATAGATGATTTAACTGCTGGTACAGCAGTAGCAAGTAAAGCCCTAGTAGTTGATTCAAATAAAGATATTGGTACTCTTAGAAACTTAACCATTGATGGTACTTTTAGTGATGGAAATTATACATTTGATACATCAGGTAATGTTACTGGCTTAGGAACAATAGGTAGTGGTGCAATTACCTCAACAGGTGTGGTTACTGGAACAGGATTTACTATTGGTAGTGCGGTTATTAACGAAGCAGAGTTAGAAACAATCGACGGAATTACTGCTGGTACGGTGGCCGCAAGTAAAGCAGTAGTAGTTGATAGTAACAAAGACATTGGTACCTTTAGAAATGTAACAATAGATGGTACATTTAGTGATGGAAATTATACATTTGATACAAGTGGTAACGTAAGTGGTTTAGGAACAGTAGGTTCTGGTAATATTACTTCAACTGGTACAGTTCAAGGTACTACAATTACAGCCACCACAGCTTTTGCACCAGATGCACAAGATGGTGCCGCAATAGGCACTAGCTCATTACAGTTTTCTGATCTGTTTTTAGCAGATGAAGCTGTTGTTAGCTTTGGCGATGACAACGAAATAACATTAACTCATGTCGCAGATGTAGGGTTAACATTAACACATACAGCGGCAGGCGATAATAAACCTATTATACTTAATTTAAAATCAGAAGAAGATGATATTACTGTTGGTGAAGTTATTGGTACAATTAATTTTACTGCTGGAGATTCAGGTGGTACAGATGCTATTGCTACAGCCGCAGGTATAGAAGCAGTTGCAGAAGATACTTTTGCGGCCGATAATAACGCGACTAAACTAAGTTTTAAAACAGCAGTTAGTGAAGCAGCCACAGAAAAAATGTCACTTAGTAGTGCAGGGCTTTTAACAGTTGTAGATGATATTGTTATTAAAAGCGGTGGTACTGTTGGTGGAGCAAACGATAAAGATTTATTAACATTAGGCAATGGCGAATTAACTGTTGCAGGTACAGTAGGTTCAGGAGCAGTCACTTCAACTGGTGTTGTAACAGGAACAGGTTTTACTATTGGTAGTGCTGTTATTAATGAAGCCGACTTAGAACAAATAGATGATTTAACTGCTGGTACTGTGGTAGCAAGTAAAGCAGTTGTAGTTGACAGTAATAAAGATATTGGTACAATTAGAAACTTAACGATTGATGGTACATTTAGTGATGGCAATTATACATTTGATACATCAGGTAACGTAACTGGTTTAGGAACAATAGGTTCTGGAGCAGTCACTTCAACTGGTGTTGTAACAGGAACAGGTTTTACTATTGGTAGTGCTGTTATTAATGAAGCCGATTTGGAACAAATTGATGACCTTACAGCAGGCACAGTTGTTGCTTCAAAAGCAGTAGTTGTTGATAGCAATAAAGATGTAGGTACTATTAGAAATTTAACTATTGATGGTACATTTAGTGATGGCAATTATACATTTGATACATCAGGTAACGTAACTGGTTTAGGAACAATAGGTTCAGGAGCAGTAACATCAACCGGTGTTGTAACAGGAACTACGGTTGAAGCAACAGGCGATACCTCTGCCAATGATAATGCCGCTATGGGATATACAGCCGCAGAAGGATTAATTCTAACAGGACAAGGTTCTACTAGTGATATTACTGTAAAGAATGACGCAGACGGTACCGTGTTTACAGTACCAACTGGAACAGATGATATTCTGTTTCCAGATAATGCCAAGGCAATGTGGGGTGCGTCTAGTGATATGACTTTATATCATGACGCTTCAAACTCATATATTACAAATGCAGTAGGTGCTTTAAAAATTGCAACTGAAACATCAGGTATTGCTGTTACAATAGGACATACAACTTCCGAAGTAACCGTTGCAGATAATTTAACGGTTGCAGGTAATCTAACCGTTAGTGGTACCCAAACAGTTGTTGATACAGTTACAATGAATGCACAAAATGCCGTAATATTTGAAGGTGCTACAGCCGATGACTTTGAAACAACCTTAACTATTACAGACCCAACAGCAGATAGAACAATTACATTACCTAATGTAACTGGTACGTTATCAATTCTAGATAATACAGAAACACTGAGTAATAAAACCCTAGCAAGCCCTACAATGACTGGTTCTCTAACAGTTGGTAGTGCAGTTATTAGTGAATCTGACATAGAACAAATAGATGATTTAACTGCTGGCACAGTAGTAGCAAATAAAGCAGTAGTTGTTGACGGCAATAAAGATGTGGGTACAATACGGAATTTAACAATAGATGGTACTTTCAGCGATGGAAATTATACATTTGATACAAGCGGTAATGTTACTGGTTTAGGAACTATTGGATCAGGAGCAGTAACATCAACAGGTGTTGTAACAGGAACCGGCTTTACCATTGGTAGTGCTGTCATCAATGAAGCAGAACTTGAAACAATAGATGGAGTAACTGCCGGTACAGTAGCCGCGAGTAAAGCGGTAGTAGTTGATAGTAATAAAGACATTGGTACTTTTAGAAATGTAACCATTGATGGCACTTTCAGCGATGGAAATTATACATTTGATACAAGCGGTAATGTTACTGGTTTAGGAACTATTGGCTCTGGTAATATTACTTCAACTGGAACAGTTCAAGGTACTACAATTACAGCGACAACTGCATTTGTACCAGATGCACAAGATGGGGCCGCAATAGGTACTAGCTCTTTACAATTTTCTGACTTATTCTTAGCAGATGGTGCAGTTATTAGTTTCGGCGATGATAACGAAATAACATTAACCCATAGTGCTGATGATGGCCTTTTATTAAAGCATGTAGGTACTGGTGATGGAAAAGAACCTTCATTAACATTTCAAGCAGGTGATGATGATATTGCCGCAGATGATGTACTTGGTTCTATTTTCTTCCAAGCACCAGATGAAGGTGCCGCATCAGATGCAATAGCGATTGCCGCAGGTATAGAAGCTGTTTCAGAAGGGGATTTTTCATCTACTAGTAACGCGACTAAATTAAGTTTTAAAACAGCAGTTAGTGAAGCCGCAACAGAAAAGATGTCATTAAGCTCAGCAGGGCTTTTAACAGTTGTAGATGATATCGTTATTAAAAGTGGTGGTACTATTGGTGGTGACGCTGATAAAGATTTATTAACACTAGGCAGTGGTGCATTAACTGTTGCTGGCACAATAGCTTGTAATACATCACTTACTATTGGTAGTGCCGCAATGTCTGAAGCTGACCTAGAACAATTAGATGGAATTACTGCTGGTACTGCGGCCGCAAGTAAAGCCCTAGTATTAGATTCAAACTTAGATATTGGTACACTACGTAATTTAACTATTAATGGTACATTCAGTGATGGCAATTATACATTTGATACATCAGGTAATGTTACTGGTTTAGGAACAGTAGGTTGTGGAGCAGTCACTTCAACAGGTGTTGTAACAGGAACCGGATTTACTATTGGTAGTGCAGTTATTAATGAAGCAGAACTTGAAACTATAGATGGTATTACAGCAGGCACGGTAGCCGCATCTAAAGCAGTAGTAGTTGACTCAAACCTAGATATTGGCACTTTTAGAAACTTAACTATTAACGGTACATTTAGTGATGGCAATTATACATTTGATACTAGCGGTAATGTTACTGGTTTAGGAACAGTAGGTTGTGGAGCAGTCACATCAACTGGTGTGGTTACTGGAACAGGCTTTACTATTGGTAGTGCAGTTATTAATGAAGCAGAACTTGAAACTATAGATGGAGTTACGGCAGGCACCGTGGCCGCATCTAAAGCAGTAGTGGTGGATTCAAACTTAGATATTGGTACCTTTAGAAATTTAACTATTAATGGAACTTTCAGTGATGGCAATTATACATTTGATACATCAGGTAATGTTACTGGTTTAGGAACTATTGGCAGTGGTAATATTACTTCAACTGGTACAGTTCAAGGAACTACCATTACGGCTACTACAGCTTTTGCACCAGATGCACAAGACGGTGCCGCAATAGGTACAAGCTCTTTACAATTTAGTGATTTATTTTTAGCAGATGAAGCTGTTGTTAGCTTTGGTGATGATAATGAAATAACATTAACTCATGTACCAGATGTAGGAGTAACACTTACACATACGGCCGCTGGCGACAATACACCTATTATACTTAATTTAAAATCAGAAGAAGATGATATTATCGCTGATGAAGTCATTGGTACGATTAATTTTACAGCTGGAGATTCGGGTGGCACAGATGCTATTCTTACAGCGGCTGGAATATCAGCGATTGCAGAAGATACCTTTGCCGCTGATAACAATAAGACCAAATTAAGTTTTAAAACCGCAGTTAGTGAAGCCGCGGCTGAAAAGATGTCACTTAGTAGTGCAGGCCTTTTAACAGTTGTAGATGATATTGTTATTAAGAGCAGTGGTACTATTGGTGGTGCAAATGATAAAGATTTATTAACGCTTGGAAATGGTGCATTGACAGTTGCAGGCACAATAGGGTCTGGAGCCGTAACATCAACAGGTGTTGTAACAGGAACGGGCTTTACTATTGGTAGTGCTGTTATTAATGAAGCTGATCTTGAACAAATAGATGATTTAACTGCAGGTACAGCCGTTGCTAGTAAGGCATTGGTTGTTGACAGCAATAAAGATATAGGCACACTACGTAATTTAACCATTGATGGTACTTTTAGTGATGGAAATTATACATTTGATACATCAGGTAATGTTAGTGGGTTAGGAACGGTAGGCTCAGGAGCAATTACATCATCAGGTAATATTACATCTGGTGGCAGTTTTATAATTGGAAGTGCAAGCATCATTGAAGCAGAACTTGAAACAATAGATGGAGTTACAGCAGGTACTGTAGCCGCAAGTAAAGCAGTAGTGGTTGATTCAAATAAAGATATTAGTAGTTTTAGAAATTTAACAGCCAGCGGAACAGTAACATTTGGTAGTTTAGCAGACGGAACAATAACAGCAACAGCCTGGGTAGATGAAGATGATATGTCATCTGACTCAGCAACTTTAATCCCAACCCAACAATCAGTAAAAGCATACGTTGATGCACAAACACATGAAGCAGGAGATATTACCTCAGTTGTCGCTGGTACTGGTTTAACTGGTGGAGCAACTTCTGGAGCCGCAACTGTAAATGTTATTGGTGGCACAGGTATTACTGCAAATGCAAATGATATAGCCATAGATTCAACTGTTACTACACTTACTGGTTCGCAAACACTTACAAACAAAACATTAACAAGTCCTGTTATTAATACAGCGACTTTTGGAACTTCTATTCTTCCAACATCAGCTGATGGTACAACTTTAGGTTCTGCCTCAAAAGAATTCTCTGATTTATTCCTTGCAGATGAGGCTGTTGTTAGTTTTGGTGATGATCAAGAAATAACCCTAACTCATGTACAAGATGTAGGGTTAACACTTACACATACTGCCGCAGGTGATAACACACCCATTATACTTAATTTAAAATCAGAAGAAGATGATATTGTTGCTGATGAAGTCATTGGCACAATTAATTTTACTGCTGGAGATTCAGGTGGTACAGATGCTATCCTTACCGCGGCTGGAATATCAGCGATTGCAGAAGATACTTTTGCCGCTGACAATAATGCAACTAAACTTAGCTTTAAAACAGCGGCAAGTGAAGCGGCCGCTGAAAAGATGTCACTTAGTAGTGGTGGTAACCTAGATGTTACAGGAGATATTACCGGTGCTACCTTGAATGCAGATGGTGATACATCAACAGGAGATAATGCGGCAATAGGATATACAGCCGCAGAAGGACTTATTCTAACAGGGCAAGGCTCAACCTCGGATATTACTGTAAAGAATGATGCTGACGGTACAGTATTTACAGTACCAACAGGCACAGATGATATTCTATTCCCAGATAATGCTGGGGCAATATGGGGTGATGGATCAGATTTAAAAATCTATCATGGTGGTTCAAATAGTATTATTCAAGAAGGTGGTGCAGGTGGATTAATTATAAGAGCCTCCACACTCACACTTTTAGCAAATAACACTAGTGAAAATTTTGTAGTATGTACAGAAAATGGTGCTGTAGATATATATCATGATGGTAGTAAAGTATTCGAAACAGATTCAGGTGGTATTACAGTAACAGGCTCAGTTACGATTGGTAGTGCCGCGATGTCTGAAGCCGATTTAGAACAGTTAGATGGTATTACAGCAGGTACCGCGGCCGCCAGCAAGGCTTTAGTACTTGACTCAAATAAAGATATAGGCACGATACGGAATTTAACCATTGATGGTACATTTAGTGATGGAAATTATACATTTGATACAAGTGGTAACGTTACTGGTTTAGGAACAGTAGGTTGTGGAGCAGTAACGTCAACAGGTGTTGTAACAGGTACCGGCTTTACTATTGGTAGTGCAGTTATTAATGAAGCTGAATTAGAACAAATAGATGGAATAACGGCAGGTACAGTAGCCGCTAGTAAAGCAGTAGTAGTTGATTCAAATAAAGATATTGGTACTTTTAGAAATGTAACCATTGATGGTACATTCAGTGATGGCAATTATACATTTGATACATCAGGTAATGTTACCGGTTTAGGAACAATAGGCTCGGGTGCAATTACTTCAACAGGTGTTGTAATAGGAACTACAGTTGAACCATCAGGTGATACATCAGCAGGAGATAATGCGGCAATAGGGTATACCTCAGCAGAAGGACTGATCTTAACAGGACAAGGTTCTACTAGTGATGTAACTTTAAAGAATGATGCAGATGGTACAGTATTTACAGTACCAACCGGAACAGATGATATTCTATTCCCTGATAGTGCTAAAGCAATGTGGGGTGCGTCTAGTGATATGACTTTATATCATGACGCTTCAAACTCATATATTACAAATGCAGTAGGTGCTTTAAAGATAGCAACCGAAACAAGTGGCATTGCAGTAACAATAGGACATTCAACTTCTGAAGTGACTGTTGCAGATAATTTAACAGTTACAGGTAATCTAACAGTTAGTGGAACTCAAACAGTTGTTGATACTGTTACAATGAATGCACAAAATGCCGTAGTATTTGAAGGTTCTACGGCTGATGATTTTGAAACGACGTTAACTATTACAGATCCAACAGCAGATAGAACAATTACATTACCTAATGTAACTGGTACATTATCAATTCTAGATAATACAGAAACATTATCTAATAAAACCATAGCAAGCCCTACAATGACTGGTTCACTAACAGTTGGTAGTGCAGTTATTAGTGAAGCAGATCTTGAACAAATAGATGATTTAACTGCTGGTACAGTAGTAGCAAGCAAGGCGGTAGTAGTTGATTCAAATAAAGATGCTAGTAGTTTTAGAAACTTAACTGCTAGTGGAACAGTAACATTTGGTAGTTTAGCAGATGGATCAATAACAGCTACAGCTTTTGTAGATGAAGATGATATGTCATCTGATTCAGCAACTTTAATTCCAACTCAGCAGTCAGTTAAGGCTTATGTTGATAATGAAGTAGGCTCAGCTGGTGGTGGTGATATAACAGCGGTTGTTGCGGGTGCCGGCTTAACTGGCGGTGCTACTACTGGATCAGCAACAGTAGATGTTGTAGGTGGTACAGGTATTACTGCAAATGCAAATGATATAGCTATAGATTCAACTGTTACTACACTTACTGGTTCGCAAACACTTACCAATAAAACATTAACAAGTCCTGTTATTAATACAGGAGTATCTGGAACGGCTGTATTAGATGAAGATGATATGTCATCTGATTCAGCAACTAAATTAGTAACCCAACAATCAGTCAAGGCTTATGCTGATACTAAAGCATCAACAGGAGATGCTACAGCATTAGCAGTAGCTTTAGGATAAATAATAAAAGGAAATAAATATGGCAAATACTTTTAAATGTGTAACTTTTGCGGCAGAACCAGCTTCTGCTGGAACACCTTACACAATGTACACAGTAGCAAGTTCAACAACAACAGTTGTACTTGGTTTAATACTTACTAATATTCATTCTGCGGTAGTTACAGTTGAAGTAGAACTTGAAAGTGATACTGCAAATCGTAATGGTGCAAACAATGTTGCAAATGGAACATCATTTTTAGTGAAAGATGTTTCTATACCAGTTGGAAGTTCATTAGAATTATTATCAGGTGGAAAAGTAGTTCTGGAAACTACAGATGTTTTAAAAATAGATTGTTCTGTAGCTGATAAAGTTTCTGGCACATTGTCTATAATGGAGATAACGTAAGATGGCTTATATAGGTAAAAGACCAGCTGAGGCGCCTTTAACAGCAGACGATATTGAAAATAGTATTATTACATCTGCTAAAATTGTTGATGGTACAATAACAGGAGATGATCTTAATTCAACATTAACTGGTTTAGGAACAATAGGTAGTGGTGCAATTACTTCAACAGGTGTTGTAATCGGAACTACAGTTGAACCATCAGGAGATACTGCGGCTGGCGATAATGCCGCAATAGGATATACCTCAGCAGAAGGATTAATTCTAACAGGACAAGGTTCTACTAATGACGTTACAATCAAGAATGATGCTGACGCAGATGTCCTAGAGATTCCTACAGGCACAACAAATGTGACTGTTGTGGGTAATATTACATCAGGTGGTTCGTTTATTATAGGGTCTGCGAGCATGTCCGAAGTCGACCTAGAAAAATTAGATGGTATCACAAACGGTGCTGGTGCCGCCAATAAAGCATTAGTATTAGATGGTTCAGCAGATGTTGCTTCTGGTTTAAGAAACCTAACTGCTAGTGGAACAGTAACATTTGCTAGTTTATCAGATGGGTCAATAACAGCAACAGCCTTTGTAGATGAAGATGATATGTCATCAGACTCAGCAACTTTAATTCCAACCCAACAATCAGTAAAAGCATACGTTGATTCCGGCGCAGGAGATATTACCTCAGTTGTCGCTGGTACTGGTTTAACTGGTGGAGCAACTTCTGGAGCCGCAACTGTAAATGTTATTGGTGGCACAGGTATTACTGCAAATGCAGATGATATAGCTATAGATTCAACTGTTACTACACTTACTGGCTCTCAAACACTTACAAACAAAACATTAACTGCTCCACAAATCAATACGAATATTGATATGTTAGCGAGAGCAGAATTAAGATTTCAAGACGCTTCTGGTGGAGAATATGTCGCATTTGAGGCGCCTGCTACAGTTTCAAGTAGTCAAGTTTACGTATTGCCGTCCGCTGATGGTTCAGATGGACATGCATTAAAGACAGACGGCTCTGGAACATTAACATGGGGAGCAGTAGCGGCAAACACACCGACCTCTGCTGACGGACAAGCATTAGGTTCTGCTTCATTAGAGTGGTCTGATTTATTCTTAGCAGATGGTGCAGTTGTTAATTTTGGTGATAATCAAGAAATAACATTAACTCATGTCGCAGATGTAGGGTTAACATTAACACATACTGCCGCAGGCGATAACACACCGATTATATTTAATTTAAAATCAGAAGAAGATGATATTATTGCCGATGAAGTCATCGGTACAATTAATTTTACTGCTGGAGATTCAGGTGGTACAGATGCTATCCTTACTGCGGCTGGAATATCAGCGATTGCAGAAGATACTTTTGCCGCTGATAATAACGCAACTAAACTTAGCTTTAAAACAGCGGCAAGCGAAGCGGCCGCTGAAAAGATGTCACTTAGCAGTGGTGGTAACTTAGATGTTACAGGCGATATTACTGGTGCTACTCTAAATGCAGATGGAGATACTGCGGCTGGCGATAATGCCGCAATAGGATATACGTCTGCAGAAGGACTTATTTTAACAGGACAGGGTTCTACTAGTGATGTAACCTTAAAGAATGACGCAGACGGTACAGTATTTACAGTACCAACAGGCACAGATGATATTCTGTTTCCAGATAATGCCAAGGCAATGTGGGGTGCGTCTAGTGATATGACATTGTATCATGACGCCACTAATTCTTATATTACAAATGCAGTAGGTGCCTTAAAGATAGCAACTGAAACATCAGGTATTGCTGTTACAATAGGACATACAACTTCTGTAGTGACTATTGCAGATAATTGCACGGTTACAGATACTCTTACTTTTGGAAGTTTATCTGATGGTTCAATAACAGCAACAGCCTTTGTAGATGAAGATAATATGGCATCTGATTCAGCAACTTTAATTCCAACCCAACAATCAGTCAAGGCTTATGTTGACACTTTCGGTAAAGCAGGATATGTTAATTCAGGAAAACATGGACAATGGATTGATGGGTCTGACAATTATGATTTAGCTCAATCAGAATCGCCACTCGTTGCCATAGTAGATGCTTTTAACCAACCAACCAGTAAGAATTTAGATCAAATGGATCCAGTAGGTTCTACAGATACGGTAGATTGTGGGTCTAGTGAAGCTTATGTTAACGCGTAATCAGAGATAAATACTAAAAAGAGGATAAATTTATGCCATCAGTATTACAATTTAGAAGAGGAACAACAACTCAAAACAATGCCTTTACTGGCGCTTTGGGTGAACTAACAGTGGATGTAACACTTGATACCTTAGTTGTCCATGATGGGTCAACAGCCGGCGGACATACCCTTGTGTCAGATACAGCAACACAAACTTTAACTAATAAAACATTAACGGCACCAACAATAACTGCTATTACTAAAAGTGGTAGCAATGGCACAGGTGATATTGGCCAAAGTGATAATAAATTTGCAACAATATATGGGTTGTCATCTTCGGCCAAATATGCTGATGTAGCTGAAATTTATACAACAGATCAGGAATATGATTATGGTACTGTTATAGTAATTGGTGGAGAGAAAGAAGTAACACAGTCTACTAGTGCTAACGATCATAAAGTTATTGGTGTTGTTTCTGAAAATCCAGCTCTAATGATGAATTCAGATCATGAAGGACAATTTGTTGCACTTTTAGGTCGTGTACCTTGTAAAGTTGTTGGCAAAGTTAGTGCAGGAGATTTATTAGTAACATCTTCAACCTCTGGACATGCTTGTGCTTGTGATCCAGATGACTTAAAACCCGGTATAGTAATAGGTAAAGCATTAGAAGAAAAAGATTCATTATTAACAGGTACTATTGAAGTTCTTATTAATAATAATTAATAATTAATTAGTTACATTATCGACCAATAAATAAGATAATGCAACCATATAAGTATCTAGATAATATTCCAAATCATGAGTTAATTTCTAAGAAAGTATTAGAATATATTACAAAATATCATACCGATTTATTAGAATCAGATTTATATTGGAATAATCTTCCACTTGATAATGTATTAGATTATATTCCTGAATTAACCGAAGTATTTAAAGATTTCAATTTAACACCAAATGCAATATCATTAGTTATAACTACTGATGATAATGGCGGTCCCCATATTGATGCTTTAAAGGGTGTTAGATTTTTATGGCCACTAAAAAATTGTAAGAACTCATATACTAGATTTTTAGATATAGACCCAAATAATGTAGGAATTCAGCAATTACCTAACGGAATTATTTATTATTATAGTACACTTCCTCCACCCTATGAGTATATAGATCAGGTAGAATTAGTAAGACCTATAGTAATGAACCCACAAGTAGGGCATGAAGTTATACTTGATAAGGATAAGAATACAAGAATGACTATGACTATTGGATTTGACGAAGATATTAGTTATATGTTAGAATAGATAAATATATTAAAATAATGAGGAATTAAGGCAATGGCAAAACAGACTGTTAATATTGGTGTTACTGCAAACGACAACACCGGAGACCCGTTACGTACCGCATTCGATAAGGCAAATGATAATTTTGATGAAATTTACTTAGCCGGTCCGGTAAGTTCAAATGTTAAAATATCTACGAATGTAATAGCTAGTACTAATACTAATGGTAATATTAATATTACTCCAACTGGCACAGGTCAAGTTGTTATTACATCAGTACCAACTAATATTAGTGGTAATCTTAAACTAGGTGATGGAAGTACTCAAAATACCGGCATTGAAACAATTTATCATTATATAATAGTAGATCGTAGTACAATTTCATCTACAGCAACAGATGCTTTTGGAAAGAGTGCCACACTTGCCGCGGCTAGATCATATGATTTTAATATTAATTGTATTGCTACTAATAGTAGTACTGGAAATGTTTCAGTCGAGTTAACAGATGCAAGTGGCGACATAGCCGAATGTTTCGCATTAGTTACTTCTCATTCACCAACTGCTGGTAGAAAAGAAGTATCCTTACAAACTGCCACAACGGTAGATACTAAAGTTAATACTGCTGAAACAACACATATTAATGTAACCGGAACATTAAGAACAGTAACAGGTGGAAATTTAACTATAAAGTTAAAAACAGCATCTGGAACAGTTACTCCTAAAGCCGGTAGTAGTTTTGAATTCCACGGTAAGATTGATAACGATATCGGTAATACTGTTTAATTAGTAATATCTAATTCAATAATTTTAATTTTACTTTGAATCTCATCAATGTTTATTGTAGACCATAGTCCTGGATGTAATGGCTTTGGAATATAACCTGAATCAACCCAACTATATCCTAAATGTTCGTTATTTAAATTTGGGATAAATTCGTGTTTTACAGATCCAAAAAAAGTATGATAAACAAATTTACCATCTGGGCTAGTAAATTGTTCTATAGGTATTAATTTAATAATGTCAGGAAAGTTGCCTAATTCTTCTTTACATTCTCGTTCTATTGCATTAATTAAACTTTCATTATCTTCAATTTTGCCACCTGGTAAACCCCAGGCACCTGGGTGTTTATGATCGTTTCTTAGTAGATATAGGTATCTGTTAGTTGAAAGACTAAACAACCATACACCAATCGCATTTACTGTACTATTCATTTATAGTACTATTGACCAGTCGCCCCCGTCATAAATTCCTTGATAACTTTTTTGCCATTTTCCATTGGCCCATTTATATTGAATAGATGTAGTACTATTAGTAACATATTGTAATGTACTAGTATCTGAACCATCAAAAGACACAACCCAGTTTGTACCATCAAATTCAATAATTTGATTTTCTGTAGCAACTAAAGCACCCCAAGCATCAGATGGGTCCTGATTAACATTACCACCAGGTGGGCTAACATTAGCAAATTCTCCAACATTACCTGTTAATAAATATCTTTGACCAGTACTTGCCGCATCCAATCCTGCACCCGGTCCACTAGCACCTGGATCAATAACTGCTTTTAATGCTGTTAATGTATTTGCTGGAATACTATCATTGTCTATAGTAAATAGCATAAATCTATCATCGGTTGGGTGATAAGCTAATGTTCCAACAACCTCAGTAATACTATCGTCAATAGTTAAACGTATTTGACTAATACCTGCTCTTAAAACACCATACATATCAATTACACTATGCCATAATTCGTTACTTGCTTGTTCTGGACTTGGATCTAAGATTGAACTACCATCTTGATATTCAACTGCTTCTTCCTTTAATATTTGTATTTGATTTCCAAGTATTATAATTTGATATCCAAATGGCGTAATTTTTTGTCTTGTTCCTAATAATAAATCGTCATTTAATAATGCATTTGCGGCATCACCATTAGAATCAAAAATACTAGCAATTATTTTATGTATTACACCGGCTTTAGTTACACGAGCTGGCGGACTTAACCATATTGGTAAGTGAAAACTCAATGTCGCTGTATCAATTGGATTATCATTACCCATAGGTATACTTCTTGATGACCAAGTTACACCAACTAATTCAACTACAGATAAACTTGTCCAGTCAATATAATTATCAGTTGATTGTATTTCCATTGATGGATTAAACAACACTAATATTTGTTCTAAAATTTGTAATTTCATTGTAGTATTAGTAGTCCAAACATCTACACTAATTTTAAGATCAAAAGGTACAGGCATTAAACGTTCTACAGTAAAAGCATTGCCTTGTGTAGCTTCAAATGATTGTGTAGCATCATTCCAAGTACGTTGTTTAAAAGTCTTTTTGTCAAGAAAAAATGGTTCCTGTACTCTATCTCGAGCATAATCCAGAGCGGTTACGTGAAATGTTAATAATGGTGAACTAGGCATTTTACTGGCAGAATTTTCTTGTATAATTACTGCGGCATTTCTACTAGCATCACCATATTTAACTGGTACTCGTACTAACCCAGCGGCCCCAGTAGCATCTCTACCATATTCTACCTGATAATTAGAAAACATGCGAGTAAATTGTAGTAAGAAACGTCTTATCTGTTGATCATAAAAAAAATCATTTGTAGTTGGCATTCTTAATTATCCTTTTTCGGCGAGAGTAAATCTGACAAACTTTGTTTTCCAGTTATTGATCCACGATCTACTGTTGTAACATTATCATCATTATTAGTGAAACCACTAAGTTGTCTTTCATCACTACCTGACCCTGGTGTAAGATCAGTTCTAACACCATCTTCTACTTTAACCCATCTTGAACCATTATATCTAAATAATCTATTAGGTGAGTAATCTAATCTCAATGCATAATCTCCTACTCCTGGAGCAGATGGAAATGTAACACCTGGTGTCACATTTAAACCATTAGGTGAAACAGCATCTCCTGTTAAATAACCAACTAGATATCCATCAACCTGTGGTTCTGGGGTCTCGCCCGGAACTGAAGTTCCATCACTAGTAACAGTTTGTGTATTTACAGGTTTGAAAACACCGTGTGCATCTTTTGCGGTAGGTGTTATATAATAACCCGTATTATCATAGCCGCTCGCAGGAAGTTCAATTTCTGCTTGTCTAACTATAGTATCATTAATATCTAAGTCTTTCTTCCTTGTTCCTAAGAAATCATCAATAGTACCTGCAGATGGGTTATCAGGATCAAGTGGTTTGTTAAGTATATCATTGTACTCTTGACTACTTGTTAATGGTGTTGCTTTAACACGCCACAAATGTGGATACCAGGTCTGGCTAAACCCTTCACTATCAAAACTTGCATCTTGTATTACATAATATCTCGGTAATGCTTTAGGCCCACTTGAATCTAGTGGGTGATAATCTTTTAAATTAGGAAACTCTAATACATCTCCGGCCATTAATTTACGACCAAAGGTATTGATCATATCATTATAATGAAAAGTAACAAATTGTGTGTCGCCACTCATAAACAGGCCAAATTGTGTTAAGTCAAAATCAATATTTTGGACTTGATATACACCTCGCATTGTATAGACGTCGTCGTCATATTCACGATCTCTATTTTCTAGGAATAGTAAATCTTCAATAAAAAGTGGATCAGATGTATTGTAAACTGGACGAGTGACATCGTCATTATCGCGAATTGAGCTATCTCCAACTGTTTTAGGTCCTAGGTATTTGTGAACATAAATATCTACTCCGCCGACAGTAAACATTTCAGATGCAGTTTTATCAAGAAATGAATAATCATTTGCTTTGTTTGGTCTATATAGACTTAATTTAGGCATTAAAGTTCCTCTTATTGCTTATTTATCGCCTTGTTTGAATGATTTATAATTGTTACCAAATGTAATTTTCTGGATAACTTGTAGATTTTTAATTCGTTTCGTGCATTTAATACACTTATACCAAATATATGAGTTTAATTAATAAAATCTTTCTTCGTAAATATGTATTGTAGCACAAGATTGTTTACAGAATTTGAGAGTCTGCAATTCAATGTGTTACAATTTTTAAATAAAGGAGAAAGCATATGGATATGCTAAATCAAGTTAAAACGTGGGCTAAAGGATTAGCAGACGTTGGTGTGAGCATGATTGCTCTAGCCATCGTTCTCGAAGTTCTATTTAATGGCCAAGGCGTTCCCTTCTGGCCAGACATGAGCGTTATCGCTAATGTTCAGTCAGTACTAGCAGGTTTATCTGATCAAGGTTTACTCGGTCTGGTAGCTGTTTGGGTTCTATATCACATATATAAAGCAAAATAAGTGAAATAGAAAAACAGTCTAAATAAAACAACTTAGGTTGTAATAGGCAATGTTTAGGCATTGCCTATTTTTTTGGTTGACTTTTTAATGGTGTTCGTGTATAGTTTATTTGTCGTAAAAATTTACCCCATCAATAATTTTATAATAAACAGTAATATGACGGTTAAAAAATTAAAATTATCAATAGCTGAAATAAAAAACTCTGGACCGGAAATATATTTCACAAAAGAAGATATGCCAACCACAGATAAGGAACGCGAACGTGTTCTTCTTGGGCGTCTAAATTTTTATAATTATGTTTGTAATAAAAAGCAGGCCAAACAATTTGCTATTGAGTGGTTAACAATAAACGGAAATAAAAAATTAGCTAAAAAATTAAATTTGGTTACTGAATGGATGTTTTCTGCTACTTATGGTCATATTGCTCGCATGGCTTTAGTTGGCTGGGTATTAGATGATCATGAAAAGAATGCGATTATTTCAAAAGCCGAAGAAGCTGTAAAACTGCATAAAGCTAAAGGCTCAACAGTTGACCCAGGAAAGGAAAAAAAGAAACATCCAAATATTCAAGAAATAATGCGTGAAAAAGCAATGCTTGCCGCAGGTGAATTAGATTATGAATTAGATAAATTTATTGATGCTAAATGTAAGGGCAAAGATGCACATGGTAAAATTATAGAAATACTTACAAAGTTTAATATACTTCCGCAACATGTTAATTTAATTAAACATATTTTTAATGAATATATTGAAGAATTTTCTCATGCATTAGAAATACCAACAGAAAAAGAATTAAAACAATATGATGAAGTAGAACAAGATTTAATATTACAACAAGTTGAATCTTATAGTCATCTTACAAAACCTCAACTCAAAAATCTTATTAAGTATTGTCAGAAGATAATAGAAGAAATGGATGGATACATACATTATAAAAAATCAAAAGTTGTAAGAAGAAGAAGAACACAAACACCAGAAAGAAAAGTTCGTGATTTAAAATATTTAAAAGAATTTAAAGAATTAAATTTAGAATCAGTATCACCAGTTACAATTATTGATGCATCAGAAGTATGGCTTTATAATACTAAAAATAGAAAAATTCAATATTATGTAGTAGATAAATTTTCTAGATCCTTTACAGTTAAAGGTACAACATTAATAGGGTACAATTCTAATAATTCAAAACAAAAAACACTAAGGAAACCAGAGGAATTTTTTGCGGCATTTAAAAAAGCAGGAAAGCCGGATAGACGTAACTTATTTAACGAATTAAAAACTACACCTATAGGTGTTAATGGACGTTTTAATAAAAATTTAATCATATTAAAAGCAACATAACATCTTACTCTCTAAAATTGACTTAGCCATAAATACTAGGATTGGAGCAAAACATATGGCCACATTAACAGAATTAAAAGCAAATGTATTCAATTACGTAGCAAAGCGTCTAGGTGATGGAATTATAGATATTGAATTAGACCCCGAACACTATGAAGTAGCTTATGATCGTGCATTAGGAACCTATAGACAAAGGGCCCAGAATGCTTTTGAAGAATCGTATGCATTGCTCGAATTGCAAGAAAATCAAAATACCTATACATTACCTTCAGAAGTAAATACAGTCCGTCAAGTATTTAGACGGACAATGGGAGATGCAACAGGTCCTTATTCTTCTTCTTTTGATCCTTTTAGTTCAGCTACATTGAATGTATATTTGTTAAATTATTCTTATGCAGGTGGATTAGCAACATACGAAATGTATACACAATATGTTGAATTAGCCGCTAGAATGTTTGGCGGATATATGAATTATACATTTAACCCTGTTACAAAACAATTAAGTTTAGTACGTGATCCTAAATCATCAGGGGAAAAAGTATTATTGTGGACATATAATTTAAGACCTGAAATTAATCTTCTCCAGGATAATCCAATTAAACAATGGTTACGTGATTTTACTACAGCGGCTTCTAAACAAATTATTGGCGAAGCACGTGAAAAGTTTGCTACAATAGCCGGACCGGCTGGTGGTACTCCACTTAATGGAGCACAAATGAAGGCCGAAGGCGCTGCCGAAATAGAAACGTTAATTCATGATTTACAAACTTTTGTGGATCATAGTCAACCATTAAGTTGGGTTATTGGTTAAATGAGAGCAATAGAGTTTATCAGAGATTTAGAAACAGATTTACCAGAAGGTATAGTCTGGAGTAGAAAAGGAAATAGTCTTGTAATGAAGTGGCGATGTGAAACTGGCGCAAGAAAAAATCGAATTGTTCCTACAGCGGCCGCATGTGGCCAAGCAAAAGATATGAAAAAATCTGCCAAAATGAAAAAAACAAGAGCCCGTACTAAAACTCAACAAGCACGTAGAACTAAAAAAACCAAGAGAATTAACCCAGCTTCAAGGACTCTTAAGTTATTGAATAAATTTAAAAACCAGCGATTGAAAGTAAGTAAAGGTCCAAAGAAGCGAGTTCCAACAAAACCAAAGCCTAGAAAAATGTCTACGGCATCTAAACCCAAATCAAAAAAGAAAAAATAATAATTCTTGACAAATAGGGAAAAATATTGTAGTATATAACTATGAGTCTCGACCTAATGCTGGATATTGAAACTCTGGGAGTAGTTCCAGAAGCAAATATTAGTACTATAGCCGCACAATTATTTGATCCTTTTGCTGATGGTTATACAGAAGCTGATCATTTTTATAGTAGAATTTCTCCCGAATCC